CTTCGAGGGCGCGAACGATTGCGGGGGTGAGCGATCCGTTCACGGCCACGGTCGAGGTCGAGAACTTGCCGGGGAAGGCTGACCGCTGGATTCCCATGAAACTGCCCGCGTTGCCGCCGACCTGGTAGGCGCGAAGGCCGGCCAACCCGGAGTTCGCTACGCCGGCACTGCCTGAGATCAGCAGCAGGGTGCCAGCCGCGAAACCGGCCGGGACAGCGCCAGTCAGCCAGATCGTGTTGTTCGCGATGTCCACGGAGTCGATGGTCACAGTGGCGATGAAGCCCGCGGCGCCGGTCAGAGCGCTGTAGCCGTCGAGATCCTGATTGTCCTGGAAGAGATTCGCATTGTTGACGACGAGACCGTTGGTCGTGGTGCTGACCACGGTATCGAGCGTGTTGCTGCCGTTGCCCTGGAAGGCCGCGTCCATGTAGCCCGCGAAAGTCTTCGTCGCCTGAGTCTGCACGAGAGTGACGTAGGCTTTGATCGCCTGTTCGTCAGTCGCGGTGGACCATTCGGCGAGCGCGGAATACTGGGAGCACTGGAGGAATGAGGTACATGACAGATACCCCGGAGTTTCCTGGGGGCCGCTGCCGAGGTTCATGTCGCCGCCGTTGAAGTTATCCGCGTTTGCGCGGAACTTCGCTCCGGCTAACGGCAGGAAGGGGATTCTTGCGGGACGGTTGGAGACAGGACGGACATCCGTTCTGACTCCGATCTTTGACCATAGTCTACTGGCCAACATAAAGAGAACGGGGAGTTCGTCGCGACACCACTCTAATTGCGATGCGATGGAATTCTGTACACCTGCGCTCGGCATATAAACACTCCTAGTTTGAATTTTTGAGGTTTGCCTTCGGTCGCTGTGTGCCCCTTTTTGCCTGAGTCGGCGAGCTTATGGGGTGCCGCTTTCAGCTACACGTGACGAAAACTACTGCAAAGATTCAACCAGGATAGAGCCTTGGTAACCCGGTCTGCGTTCCGGACTGGCGAACTGATTTGGATTATAGCAAACTATTGAAAGGAAAATTCCCCGTGAAGTTCACGAGCTTTTTCGATGTAGGCCGCTGCCGCCAATTCAGGAGTATCGTAATATCCAATCCAGTACTTCTTCCCGTTTGCCGTGATTTGCGCTTGATACTTGTTGTGGCTTGGCTTGAAAGACACGCCCCTGTAACCAGTAGTGTTCAATACTGACTTCTCGCGATTCCATTGATTTTGTGCTTCGGTCGCTTGCCGCAGATTCCAGTCCTGATTGTTCAATTTGTCCCGGTCTTTGTGGTCAACCAGAACCCCATCCGGCACTCCCAGGATAACGCGGTGCATCGAAAAATTGACGCACTTTCCGTCGATCCACTCATTACGGGATGCGTAAAATCCATTGTCTTTGCTGATCTTGGCGTGCCAATTCCACTGACTCAGGTACTCGTATCGGTGAGCGCTGACCAATGTAATTTGTCCGCGAGTGAGCGGAATAATGCGATAGGATAGGTCTTGAGGCTGGGGAGTGTATATACGTACACGCATGTTTGTCGCCCCTCGGAAGGCGGTGAACTACTCAGCCTCTATTTTACCACTTTCAGCGGCTTCCGATGTCCTTCAAACTCTGATTGAACCAGTCCACCATCTCGTAATCGGTCATTGGTATTCGGGGTCCGTACATGCCGATGCGCTTGCCGGACACTTCGAGATTATTGAATTCCCGGCCACCGCATTTCAGGCGCACCCAACCGCCGCCCTCATCTGGATCTGGAAGAAACTTAAATTCCAAGTTTCCGAAATTGAAATCGTGTAGTCCGCCAGGCCACCACTCCCAACACGACGACATGCGATCCTCGTCGTAAAAGTGCTTCTGGTTGTGGTTCCAATACAGGCGGTCGAGTTCGCGGAGCAATCCCTGAAGCAGACACTCAAACAGGGCGTTGTTATTACCGGGCATTATCGCGGAAACTTAACCTTCCGACCATCCTTCAAAACAGCCTGCCCGTTGGAATAGGCGTTCGGACCAAGGGCACGAGTGCGGTCGAAGTCGATCTGGTCCATGCTGGGCTTCACGTTCATAGACACCCATCCGGCTTCGGCGACGGGGGGCTTGACGGGCTGTCCGTTTTCGCTCTGCCGCGCGCCGGGTGCCGCAACTTTCTTGCCAGCCTTAGCGGGCGCAAAGTGATCGACAACCGATGCCAAAGTCTTCGGAGCTTCCTCGCGGAACAGAGCGCGGATCGCGTTCTGGTATCCGGCCTTGTCGCCAGCCTTGAAGAACTTCGCCGCGTTCTGTCCTTTGGCTGCGACGACTTTATCGAAACGTGACGCGAACAGTTCTTTGATGGCCGCTTCGGTCGTCGAGTTGAATCCGCGTTCAGTGCGGAGTTTCGCCAGTGCGGGGGCCACAACGCCAGTCAGTTCCGACTTCCACGTCAGGCTATACTCCTGAGTTTTGACCTGCTGCTCGCGCTGCGTCAGTGCCGTTTCCCGGCCATCGTCCTTTGGCTGTTCCTGAACGCCTTCGATTTTCGGCAGCGCAACCTGTTTTCCGGCCTTCTCCAGTACCGGATTGAATGTGCCAGCAACCATCTGGCTCCATCGGTCAAAAACTTCCGCTTTTTCGGGAGATTCTGGCATACGTTCCAGGAAATACTTCATCTCGCGAAGAGTGGTCCCGAGCCCGGACTGATCGAATTGCGCTTTCATCTTGCCGGCCAGGTAGGAATCGAATCCTTCCGGGTGCATGGCCGCGTACTTCTCGATCATCGCGGGCGCAACCTTCAGGAATGACGCCTTGCCTTCCGGTGACGCTATGAGGGCTTCGACGAAACGCGGATCGCCAGCGGTGAACTGATTATCGAGGTCCGTGAAAAACGCCAGCGCCTCTTTCGTCTTCGCAACGCCGTCCGCACCGCCCAATTCGTTGATAGTCGCTTCGTATCCGGCGATCTTCGCTTTCACATCCTGAACGCTTCCGAATTCGCGGGCGAAAACGTCCTGGCGGATCAGGGCATTGCGAATCTGTTTTTCGAGCGCGGGAGATTCCGCTTTGATCTTGTCGAGAACCGCTTTTGCTGCCGGATTGATCTTGCCGTTTTCAATCGCGCGGCCTTTGAAAGGTTCGCCGGTGGCGTCGGGCTGTGCTGTATCTTCAGCGCCAGCGGTATCGTCCGCTCCCGCATCACCTGTGCCGGTCCCATCGTCTACCGCACCTTCGTCCGCGCCCGCATCAGTCCCGGTGTCAATGGTTGAGTCCATCACCCCGGCCAGATCGCCACCGCCGCCCCCCATGTCGATACCGGCAGATCCCATCAGTGGGGTGAGTGGCAAGAAAAATCTCATGTGGTTAGTCTATCCTATTCCTGTCAGTTATGCTTGTGCGGGAGCCGCAGGGGAACCGAGTGAAGCCTGCGGAGCGTTTGGCATTCCGGCAGACGGCGGCAATTGCCGAGCCCGGTTGCCTTCCTTCTCCTGCTTCTTTGTTTTCGGCGGACCTTCAGGCTCACCGCCGAGCATCTGCTGTTGTGCGGCCGCTTGCATCGCCTCTTCCTGCATAACTTTCTGGTGCGCCATCGCGTGTAAGATCACGTTCAGAACGCCCAGCGGGTTTCCAGCCGGATACTGTTCTGTCCGTAACGCCATCTGGCGTCGCCGCGCGTTGCTCGATAACCACTCTTTGCACTTCTCGAATTCCGGTTCGTGGTAATCGAGTTGTTCTATAGGAACGGACGGCTGAAGCATCTGCAATGCAGCCGGATCGCCCGCAAGCGCGCGCTGATACAGTGCGGCGGGAGACATGTCTGGGAACGGTGTCGGAGGCGGTTCCGGTTGTCCTGCTGCTAGTGCGGCAGCGTTCGCCTGAACCATCTCCGCTGCGTGTGCTATCTGAAGTTGCTCGATCATTTCAGGATCGGGCGGAAGCGGCTGACCCTTCAGCAATTCCTCGATCTCAATCAACTGCTTATCGCGCGATTCTGCTGCCGGGATGACGAGTTCCGAGAATCCCTGAAGATCAGCGAACGTCCGCCAGTTGTCGGGACTCGTCATTAACTGCTCGCCGATTTGCGGAGACTGCGCGGCCATCTGAAGCATGACGGTGAGATTCTGGCGCTTCTGTCCGGTCGTTTCCGGGAAGCTCGAATCTTCATCGGGATATGCGCCGAAGTGACCCTTGGAAATTTTCTCAATCTGGAGTTGATCGCTCTGATCGCCGGTCGCGACTACGATTCCGTTTTCGTAGTCGGGATTGCGCGAAGCCAGCAACGCGGCCTGATATCGGATGCGCGCCCACTGCCGCTGCATGGCGCTCCAGATCAGACCAAGTTGCCCCATTGCCTGACTACGGAGTTGCGCTGCGCCGGCTGCGGTCTGAGAATGTTCGTCGCCACTGCCCGAGAGTACGGGCGGTGTGGCCAGCATCAACTGCGACAACGGACCCGCTACGTCCTGAATCCACTCCATTACCGTTTGCGGAAGAACCAGATCCGGCTCACGGAAGAATGAAGCTGCGAGCGCGAGATCTTTGCGCGCTTTGCGAATGCGGATCGCATACGGTTCCGCGCGCTGATTCGTTACCGCGTCGATATCCTGTTCTTCGCCGTCGATCCACGTTGACGGCCAGCCAGTATCCGACGCTTGCCGTAACCCGTTCGTGACATCGTTGAAAGTGTCCTGAATGACAACAAACAAATCGAAGATCGCCTGACGAGACATGCCGTCGCCTTCATACGGAAACGCGATATCGAGCGCGTCGTCCATGGACTCATCCCACGATCCGACATAAGTTTCTCCGATGAAAACAACGTGGCAACCGGACGGGAATAACTCGATCAGTTTATCTTTGACTGTTCCGGTTCCGTCTTCGCATGGCGCATCGCATTCCTCGTCCTCGAAGTTCGCCGGTCGCAGCCAGCAATTCATGCGCGTGACAACGTGCGTCATCGCATCGCCCTGCTGGACTTGCGTGCGTGTTCCCTGAAGAATACCGAGGCGCGCGGTGCGCTCGTAGGCAGTTTCTCCTACGCCCGACACTCCCGGCTGGATCATCTTCGAGAAAAGTTTGCCTTCTACGTTCTCGCCCGGATACTGTGCCTTGGCCTGCGTTACGTCTGGGTCGTCCATCAGGAAGCAATACAGGCATTCCTTCTGGCTGGCTGCAAGTATCGGGACTTTGGATTCGAGCGTTCCGTGGAACGTCGTCATCTCCATCCGCTTCGCAGTGCCGTCGTCATTCAGTCCGAACATCTGCGCGTCGGCTTCTGTGCGCGTCCAGGAGATCGTGCGGCCAGATACGCGCATGAAGCGAACCTGCTTTTTCATCAGGCCCTTCACGTCGTTCGCGCGGTCGAAGATTTCGGTGTAGACTCCAGCCTGATCCGCGGCTTCCTTATCTTCCTCCAGTTGCGAGTTGATCGGACGGAAGGCGATTCCGGGAGGGCTCTGCGTGAGGACAGAATCAATCACACGGGCATACGGCAACGTGATGTTGTAGTCGTCGATGTACTTCGGGGCCTGCCCTTTGCCGTTGATGCCGTTGCATATCTGGCCAGCCACCATCGGCTGTAGACCCTGCGTGTTCTCGTACAGGTGCTGAGCGCCTTTTTCGTAGTAACGATTGCGGCGGTCGCGCATGATTTCGCGGCGCCGGGGGAATTCGTCCTGGTGTTGGCGTTTCCTTACGAGGGAGGTTAATACCTTGACAATTTGGAGCGGGAGTTTTTCGTTACGCGGGCCGTAGTCGTCTTCCTGTAGCTCTGTGTCAGAGCCTTCAGGGTGGGACTGTGATGCTTCGAGTCCTTCGTTCAGTGGGGCTTCTTCGAGTGCGAGTGAGGGAGACACTTGAGGCTAGTTTACCGTACTCGCTGGCTCAGTGGTTTTTGAATGGAAAGCTCTTATTGTATAGATCAACCAGCCATTCATCGTCGTTTCCGATACGGAGCGCCCACATTTCCTGGAGTTTGAAGAGATCGGCCAAGTTGCCCGCAAAACTATAGCCAGAGCGGGTATTGCAAAGGGTGGTCAGAAAAGCGGCTCTTTGTTCGTCTGTGATCGGGAGTGTCTGCGGAATACTTTTCTCCCAATCGTCACAAAGGGACTTTATGTTAGTGGACAAGAACGCTACCCTCTGCCTGGCGATCTACGTTTTCCGCGATCTGCGCGGCCATTTGGAGTTGAGCGGTTGTTTCCATTTTGAAGAGAACTGCGGTGACCGCATCTCCCATTAACTTACAGCAAAGCGAGGCCACCCCGAGAGCACAACCGATGCCGCAATACGGGCACTCGATCATGTCGATTTCGCCACGTTGCGCGCGGAAAATCTGGTGCTCGACATAGGCCATCTTCTGTGCCGGGTTCAGCGCGGAGAGTTCTACCTTCAGGCCGTGAGACGCCACCATCTTGTCGGCTTCTTCCTGACTTCCGGCAATGCCGATAGTTTCGCCGTCTTTCACGCACTTGACCCAATCGGGATGCGATTCGAGAATGTGATCGCAGAGCACGTCCACCAGTTGCGGTGGGCACTTCGTCAACTGCTCGATTTCCATGTCGGTCAGGTCGGTGCGGCGGATCATTCGTACATTACCATAGCCTGAATCCAAGTTCCGCCCGAGTGCGGCATCATGTCTCCGTTTCCGGGAATGTAAACCGGAGATCCGAGTGGGTGCCACGCCCCGTCCTTCCCGGACTCAGACATAACTTTTTCAACTAAAGACTCGTCAGGCGGGGGTATGCCGTGACCAACTTGTATCCGACCATCTTTTAATGGCGTTCCCGTGCTCGTCATTTCTTCTTCCGTCCAGACAATATCGCTCCCGGTTTTTTCTTCTCCGGGAGCGACTTGTAATCTGTGGCTGTTTCCCATTCCTTCATTTTCGCAGGTCCGCCCAGGGCCTTCACTCCTTCAGGTGAGTGGCCCCAGGCGTTTTGCTTTTTGCTCAGGAACGGCATTTGCTACTGGAGCACTTCAACGATCAACTGCCGAACGCGAACGCTGGTGAGGTTCGCGGTGCCGCTATTCATCTGGAGCGAGAACGTATTCTGCACAGCCAGATTGATCGCGCCGGAAGCTGCGGTAACCGCATCTCCGACTGCGAGGAACGCGGGCGCCGAACCGGACACGGAACCGAACTGCATGATCCCGTGAGTTTCGATGGTTCCCGAGGTTCCCGTGGCTGCCGTTACCAGAATGATCTCGATACGGGCGTTGGTCTGAGTCGTGCCGCTGGTGGCCGCTGTGGTCACAGTCCAAACCGTTGTCGTGGTCGTTCCGTAAACCGATTCGATCAGGAGCGACGGAATCAGCGTGGCAGTGGAGCCAGGCGTGTAACTGAGCCATGCCGTGATGCGGATTGCCCGACCGATCTGATTCAGAAACGCGGTCGGAGTATCGAAACGGGCAATTTCAGCCGCCGTGCCGGCGGTAACCGTGGTTACGTTGGCGAACGGTCCATAAACCGTCTGGAAAGGCTGCAACATGTTCGGTGCCGACACAGGCTGCAACGCGAGAGTGGCCGATGCGGTCGCCAGGACAGGCGGCAACGCCGTGGCGCTGGTAGTAATCGCCGTGCTGCTGAACGATGTTCCGATCTGGAACGCAGCAATGGCACCGCACTGAATCGGAGTTCCGCTCGAAGTGGACACGACAACCTGATAGTTCACGTTGGTCGTGGTGCCAATGAACACGAGGTAACCAACTGCGCCGGTCGCCGCGATGGGTCCGGTTCCGCCGATGGCTTTCGAGACTGTCGCCGTGAAACTGTATTCGGAAGACGCTGCACTGAGTCCGCCGATGGCGTTCACGTACACGAACTTGACGTAGGTAGTAACCGCCGTCCATGTGCCGGTCGCCGTGGTCGATGCGACCTGCGTGATGAGAGGGATGCTGGGAGCGGACAACAGGCTGACCGAATTTCCCTTGAACTCGTAGAACGTCAGAGTGGTCTGGTCCAGAACGCGAACCGTGGCGCCCAACGGAACCGTGGGAGTCGCCAGCGATGCGCGGGGAACATTCGGAACCGTCGCAGCCTGAAGAATTGCAAGAGTTCCGCCGTTCGCCCACCAGGCGCCCGTTAAGACAACCGTTCCGCCGCCGGCCGCCGCTGCCGCGTTGATTGCTTCCTGAAGTCCGATACTGCCGCTGGCAATCGGATCGCCGCTACCGTGGACGTTGGCGAATGTTGCGGTGAGAACGCAAGATCCGTAAACCCCCGGAGTTGGATTCGACACAGCCGATGGAGTTACTGTCTCCGCGTTCGCTCCGAGTCCGATGGTGATGGGGGTCGTGATCGCAAAAGGAGCTAGGTTTGTCCCGTCGCTCAGTCCGATCTGGCCGTAGTTGACAGTGAGTGATGCAGCGCCGGCCGCCGTAGTACCCACGTACACTTTGAGCGTGTCTGGCGTGGTTGGTCCAGCGGCCCCGTAGGCGTATTCGTATGCGTTGTAAAATCCGTTCGTTCGGCTGAGTGCCATGACTTTTCCCTTTGGACCCTTGCGGGGTCTGGAACTTTGCGAGTTCTGGAATTACTATACACTAAATCAAAAGGGCCATCCGAAGACGGCCCTTTCATCGTTTGAAATCTGGCGATCCGGCCCTTCGGGGAACCGGCGAATTACGCTCCTGGGAGGTGAGCCAGACGGCTACGCCACCTGTTGTTTAGTCTCCTCTATCGCCATAACCTTACAACAACCCGCTACCCGCGCATCATCGCGCTCATACCCGACATCCCCATGCCTTCGTCGCCATCATTGTCAGACGGCATCGCGCCATCTTCTCCGTTCATGACGGACGCTGCGTGCTGGCCAGCTTCTTCCGGCGACTCGTGATCGCTCGACTGCGATTCTCCGCCGTCCGAAGAGTGCGCCATCTTTACGCCCATGCCGTCCGAGTGCAGATGGACATGGGTGCCTTCCGGCTCGTGACTTGCTGCCATCGCTACCAACGCGCTGCCCAGTGTTGGATGCTGTGTGGTCTGCCCATCGCAAGTCGTGCTGTAGGTTCCGTCGCCGTTGGCTGTCAGTTGCGATCCCTGCGAGTCGCCTTCGGTGTCGGGCGGTGGTGCTCCGCCTGATTTAACTGGCTGCTTCGGTGGTTGGCTCTTTCGACCTTCGGCTGCGCGGTCTGCTTGTCTGGCTAACTGGTGGTTCGGGCGAAACGTCCCCGAGGCGTCTTTCGGCATTGTCGTTTTCTCCTTCTTCGGGCGGCAATGCCGCGTCATCCTGAATCGTATCAGGTTTGATGCCCAGCAATTCGAGTGGTGACTTTGCTTCGGCCTGCAACTCGTGCTCCACTTCAACCGCCTGCAATTCTGCCGGGATAACCAACGCTGGCGTTTCCCTCTGGCGAGTCTTTTCATCCGGCATTTGCGCGGTAGCGGACTTCGATTTCGGCCCCGTGTGACCGCACTGCGGGCAACGATACGTATCTGGATCAGTCGGCGGATGAATAATCAGACCTGCACTGCACGCGCGGCAGTACAGAACATCGGGCCGTGTCTCGACTCGCGGGACGATCACCACATCGGCTGGCGGTGCAGGCGGTACGCCTTGATGACCTGTCGGCGTCGATCTGTGCGCTTCGAGATGGTCGACGCGCATGTGACCGCACGTTTCGCACTCGTTGAGTGGTAGCGCACGGCCTGGCGCGAATGAGGTACAGGGAGTCGGTTGCTTCACTGATTGTTTCCTTCCATGAACGATCTGAATCCGCGACCAGTTGAGAACTGCGTCACCTTTTCATCGGGGTCAACTTTCGACGGAGCGGGCGGGCGAGCAGGCTCAAGATCCGCGATACGACGACCTACCTCCGTGAACCGGGCAATCACCACATCCTCGTCAACTTTCATGTCGCGCCGGATTTCTTTTTCGGTCGCGCCGATCAGCATCACCGCGTTATCGACGCTGGTCTGAAGTTCATGCGTGCGCTTCCAGAACCAGAACACGACCGCCGCCATAGCCACCCAGGTCAGCAGCCACAGAACGGCAAAAATAACCAGAATCATATTCTCCATCGTGGCCTCGAAATTATCGACGTTGACTGCTTATTCCGCGCCTCAAACTGACGCATCGCCATTGCCCTCGCGTTAGGGTCTTCTCCTGCCGATGTTAACACTTCGCGGACCTGAACCTCGCGGGGAACTTTGCTGTTCGGGGATAGTTTGGATTTGAGGGGGTAACGAACGATTCCGTCGTACACATCGTCATAGGTCGTGTCGGTCTTCAGCACGTCCTCGCGTTTATCGGGGTCCACGATCAACATCGGGAACATGGAAATTACCTGCGGGCATTCCGCGCTCACTAGCAACATCGGAAAACCACCTGGATAGACCTCGGGCACTTCGCTCAACATGGAACAGGTCTGTTTCAGGCAATTCCAGATCAGGCGCGCACCTCCCACGCGGTCGTCGTCGGCCTTGTCAGGCATCGGAAGTTTGTATTTTTTGAACGGGCCGCTCATCTGGTCAGCGGCGGTATCCCCAGATCCGCGTTTATGCCAAGCGTCCGGCGACATATCGATTTCCCGGACCATACGACGTTCTGCGTCGGTCAGCATCTCGCAAATTTCGGTGGCGAACTCTCCTTCTCCCATATGGTCTACCACCAGTTCTTTTTTGATGACAATCACGTCCACGGCAAAGTCGATATCCTTGCCGAAGTATTTTTTGAACTCGGACGGCTTCAACTTGCCCGTTGCCAGCAGTCCGGATGTTGCGGAGTGCGAGAATCCCCAGTCAACACCGAGCCAGTGCGTCCAGTAACTTTTAACGATGTCCTCTGCGAGCGTTGAAGATATCACGCAGAGTTTCGGATTCCACACGCCAGCATAGTACTGCCCTGCGAATTGCTCAAAGTCTCCAAGAAGGTCGCCCATCCTGATTGACTCCGGCTGCCCCCACATCTTGCGGCCTTCGGTAGTCTGCGTGACAAACATCGTGAAGCGATTGTTTTTCGGGCACGATTCGAGCCACGCCTGATCGTGTTTGCCTTCAGGGCATGGAGGTATATCGCCGGGGATCTTGTAGAACTCTTCAAACGTGAGTTCCGGCATTTCATTACGAAACCATTCGTAGTTATCGAAGCCATAGGCTTGGATAAAGACGTAATCCTCGGGGCGTTCGGTGCCCTCGAATTGACGAAGCCAGTAAATCCTGCGAAGGTATTCCGCGCCGCGATCTCCGACGTTGAAGAACAGCCAACTTTTGCAATCGCCGGGGCCAGCGCCAGGCCAGCGGTTCGGAGTCGTTAACAGAGCAATCTCGTGACCAGAAAATTGCTCGGCTTGGTCCAGTGCGATGTCCATCGCTTCAGGTCCGCGAGCGATGGCTTGAATTTCTGCTGTAGTGTCGGCGTAACGAAATGCGATGCGCGAGTTGTTTGGAAATTCAAATGACTGTCTGGAGTTTGAATAGAACTGCATCAGTCCCGGACGCTCTAGCTTAAACTTTTCCAGATGGTTCTCTTCAAGGTCGCTCCAGTTTCGGCGAATAATAAATCCGGCTGTTCCGGGATTCTCGAAACGACGAAGAAGCATGGCGTCTCGCAGAATACGACTTTTCGCGGCCCCTCTCGCGCCTCCGAATCCCGGCTTAGTCGCTACATCTTTTCCCTTCGCGCGGATGAGTTGCAGCATCTGGCGCTGCTTCGGCTGGAGCCCGGTAATACGGACATAAATCTCTCCGCATTTGCAGGCAAACATTTCCGGTGTGAGTGGTCGCTTGCATTTGTGGCACTTCACGCCGCCACCTTATCCCGCTTCATGATCACCTTCGTGTAAATCCGATGAACTGCCTGGTAAACCCATTCACCGCCACTCCGTGTTCGATGCCCTTCGTAGTTGAGCCTGTGTGCGATATACGGCCACGATTTTTTTTGCGCGTGTAGTTCGGTTATGCGCGCCATGATTTTCTGCTCTTCGGGGTTTTTGAGGAGTGGTTTACGGATCTTGTCGGCTTTCTCGGATGATGATCGCGGTTGGCTCATCCACCCATACGGCGCTGGGCCGGCGGGAAATCCCTGCGCTTTTATGTTTTGGAGTCCTTCGCTCGTGCGGGCGCCTATCATTTCACGTTCAAGCTCTCCAATGGAAGCCATGAGCCGCACAACGAATCGGCCGATCGGTGATTCCGTATCGAGCGATTCCGTGATACTGATGAGCGCCACGCCTTTTTTACCAAAGAGTTCGATCAGGTCGATGGCATCGCGAGTTGACCGCGTGAGCCTGTCCAGCTTCGTCACGATCACGGCGTCGATTTCTTTCGCGTGAACCATTTCGAGAACGCGCTGAATCCCTGGACGATTTAGGTTGCCGGAGAATTCGTCAACGTCGGAGATTACTTCGATGAGTTCGAAATCTTCGCGCGCCGCAGCGTTCAGGCGAATTTTCCGATCCTGCGCGTCGGCGGAGTTGTCCTGTTTGTCGGTGCTCACGCGGAGGTATCCGATGGCTCTCATTGGCCGCTCCGGATTGCAGCGGCGATCTGTTCAGCATCCCCGCTCGCGATGGCCCATTGATCCGCAATCTTCGCGCACCGCTCGCGCTCGGCGGATTCAACAGCGTCCGCAAGTTCGGACTCCGAAAGATTGTTGACGTGTTGTCGTCTCAGTATTTCTTTGGTCGCGTCAGTCACTCCCTCACGCTACCACTAACAAGATAATAACGCAACTAAAAAAGCGGGCAATCCAGTGAAGGACTGCCCATCGTGCTCTGCATTGTCGGTCTGGTACTTTGGGCCGTCTCTCAGGTTCCAATGGACCCGACGATTGCGCGAATCATTCGAGTGGTTGTTATCGTCGCGGTGTGTCTCTGGCTCATCTCTCTACTTTTCGGTTACAGTGGGGCCGGATTCGGGCCGCGATGTAGATCATGCTTGGAGTTAAGCACGTTAGACACCAAAGCAGAAACGTCGCAGTATTGACGTGCTGATGTTGAGGAGTTTCAGCGCTTCGCTTGCTGCTACCAGTGCTTTACGACGTGGGCAATCGCAGCGGCGAGAATCGCAGGTACGCCCAGACCGAGCACCCATCCGACAAACTGGACGGACCCTATCCATTTGTCCTGCTGTGACCTGAGAATTGAAACGGTATCCCGTAGTTCGCCGATGTCGCGGCGATCGTCAGCAATGTGATCCTTAAACTCATCGCGCTGGATTGAAATGTCGTGCCTGACCTGGCCGACCTCCCCGCTGAGTCGTTGAAAGGCTTGCTCCACAGCTTCATCCATCTCACTCCCTTGCACGAGGCTGGCCACGTTGCCGCCGTTAGGTAGAGTTTACATCATTAGCGGAAATTTCCATTGTGTTTTTGTGTACGGTCGGATATGCTGTGACGGTGACTTGATTTTGCAAGGTCAGTCACACGCAGCCTCCAGCGGCGGAATCGGCGTCGGGTCGTCATCCCCGGCGCCGCTCAAAATTTAGATGACGGAGTTGATGACGATGACGAAAACCAGAACCATCCGAACCGAATTCGGAAATGCCTGCCTGAACAAAAAAGGCTACCCGCGTCTGCATAGCGGACTTGATCGCAACGTCTACGTCCACCGCCGATCATTCGAGTTCATCGCCAATCGCAGAGTACGCGACGGATTTCACATTCACCATCAACCGAACCCGCGCGGAAAACTTTGCTGGTGTCCTGAGAATCTGATTGAGATTCAGGACGTTTTGCATGTGAAGCCGGAGCCGCCACGGAACCCGTGGACCGGAAAGTTTATCGACGCTGAAGAGTTGCGGAGGATGATGGCATGAGGCGCGTTGAGAAAACCGTGGAGTTCGCGGAGTGTCAGAAACGCGCATTGAAATACCTCGCGTCTCGTCATCGTTCGGAACTGACGAAAGCCAGCGCGGTAGGCCAAGAAATATGGCCAGACACGAACATGACCAGCCAGGGGCTCGGTGGCGCGGCCAGCCGCATACTGCGAAAACTCGACATCGACGGCTTGGTTGATTGGACTTCGGAGCGTGGCGATTGGGGATATCTCATTACCGCGAAAGGGCGTGCGCTATGCCAATAACCAAACACCAATGGGCCAACGGAGTTTGCTTCACAACCGACTCCGAAGAACTCGCTGCGTGGTGGGCTGCCCATCCATCCAGCCTGCCGGAGTTCGGCTACTCGACCAAGCGCGACAACTACGGACTAACTGGCAAAAAGTCGCCACCGAAGAAGAATCAGTTTGAGATCGGGCGGAAGGTTCACGGTGAGTCCGCATGACCAACCCCGAAACCTGCACCAACTGCAACAAAGGCAACGTGTCTCCCTGGTCCAGCGGCATGACCGCGAGAAAGTGCGGAGTCTGCAAGATGATTCAGGAGCGAAGCGGTGAGTTCCATGTTGATTGCCCTTGTTGGGCTACGGGAGTGTTTGTTGTTGGTAAAGGGTGCGAGTTGCATCCGTGGGTGCCGTAATGAGCTTCACTCTGCGCCCTCACCAGGAACGCGACCTCGCATCAATACGCCGGGAACTGTCTCGTGTCAGAGCCACAATGCTGGTAGCTGCTTGCGGATACGGCAAGGGCGTAATCACCACCAAGATAATCGACGGCGCCCGCGCGAAGGGAACGCACGTTCTGTTTCTCGTCAGAGGCCGCGACCGCGTGAACGATATGACGGAGCGCGTCACGAAACTCGGCATCGAGCACGGCGTTCTCATGGGCGACAAGAAACGCCAGCGGTGGCACAAGGTTCAAATCGCCAGCAGTGACACGATCCACCGCATGAAAGACAAGCCGAAGGCTGACACGATCATCATCGACGAATGCCATCTTGCGTTGAGTCCCACATTCCGCGGCGTTCTCGACGAATACCCGGAAGCAAAGATAGTCGGACTCACCGCAACGCCGTGCCTGGGAAACGGAAGGCCGCTCGGACGCAGTGCTGGCGGGATTTTCGATTCGATGGTGAAAGGCCCATCCGTGAAGCAACTCATCTCGGAAGGGTATCTTGTGCGGTCAGAGGTCATCGCTCCGAAACCGCCGGCCGATCTCGCGGGACTGAAGAAACTGAAGACCGGAGAGTTCGACTCCGAACAGGGCGCTGCGATTTGTGACAACGTGAAAATAATCGGCGACGTGGTGGACCACTATCGGCGCTACGCTTCGCACCTGAAGGCCGTTTCTTTCGGGTTTAATCAGGGCCACGCCTTCCACATCGCGGAGTCGTTCAAGGCCGCTGGGTTCAATTGGGCCTACGTTGACGCCGAAACTCCGGACGGCGACATTCACACGCCGAACACCCGTAAATGGATCTGGCATCAGTTCGACAACGGCGATCTACAGGGCATTAGTTCCTGTCAAACGATCAGCATAGGGTGGGATCACTCGATAGCAAAATGTTTACTCCTGTGTGGGAAAACTTCCAGCCTGCCCCTCTATCACCAAAGGCTCGGACGCGGATCTCGCCCGCATCCAGGACACGATCATTTCCGCGTTCACGATCACACTGGAAACTGGACGGAGTTTGCTGATATCGGCCCATTCTTCGAGTCTGAAATCGACTGGCAACTAGATG